TCCTCCATAAAGAAACTCATTGAGAACTTATCATTTGAGTAGTACACGCTATACCGAAGTGAATTGTAAAGGGTCTTGTTGAAGTTGTGCTTGCCTTTGGTGAGATTACTCCTCGCCTGTTGAATGACATATTTGCCAAACTTAATAAGTACCGCAGCAATCAAGTCCTCCCGTGCCATTTTAACAAACGCTTATCTCGGTGTTTGCAAGCAGCACGTCAAAGGTTGCAGTCCACCCTGCAAGCAGGTTCTCAAACCTCTCGCTAAAGGGAACACAAGAAGCAGTACCATCTAACTGATAAAGGTCGGTGTACAGAGTCCCCCTGCGTAGTTCTGTGATGACATCGTTGATGACTGCGAGCTGCGTGTTCAGTATGTTTTGCTCGTTGCTGATGCCGTAGAACGGCTCTGCTTGCAAGCGTGGATTCTCTTTGGTCTCATCTACCAAGTCCATACAAACAATGCTCACGTTCATGCGAACTATCTGTCCCTCGAATGTTGCTTGGTTGATTATGATGTGCGACAAAGGGAAGATGGTCTGCTTGTTTAGGTCGATGTCAAAGATATCGCCTGTCGTTACCACGTTGACTTGGCTATTGGCCTCAAGCGTATCTTTTAGTTTGGTGGTGATGTCGTAGAACTGTCTCATTTTATTGACTTTTTTATTAGGTCGTTTTCAACCTCTTGCTTTTGCTTTTCAAAGGTGAGGAAGTGTAGGCATTGGTGAATGGGAAGTTGTGTAATTGACTCAAACTGCCTAATGTCTCCTTTAGCAAGTTGATAGATTGTTGCATACCATCCCCATTGCTTGGCGAATTGTCCTTGCTTGGAGTATTCGTTTGATTCTTCGCCTCCAAAGAGGTCAGCATAGCTTGCAGTAACTCGTTCCCTAAATGCCAAAAAAAAAGCGTTGCGCCCATAGCAACACTCATCGGGGCTTGCTTCATCTGCTCCGAGTACTTGCCTGCGCCCTCGTATGGCTCTATTAGATACCGATGCTTGACCTCGCTTATGATAGGGCGATACAATACCGCCATCGCTTTGTGCAGGTCTTGCACGTCTTGCAGGTAGCCGTCAAGGTCAACGAACTCACCATAGGTGATATTGTCAAGTTCAGGGATAAACCCGTACTTCGTGTCCCCCATCGTGAAGGTTGGCGTGAGGCTTGGCTTCTCGTTTATCATCGCACTAATGTGCTTGCTGATATGGCTCACGTCTTTGATGCGTACGTTGGGAAGATTGGCAAGAGGCACTCCGCAGAATATCTCAAGCATCTTGTGGGTCAAGAACTCCTCATCGCCCTCAAGCCTCGCAAAGCGTTGGTATTGGTCAAGCGTTATCTCCGACAGGGCGGTGGGTACAATTACCTTTAGTTCCATTATTAAAATAACCTTTTAGTTTTAGCGTATGGCATACCTGCCAAAGTTAGGTCTGCTCAACTTGTTATACGTTGCATAGCGCAGCGCATCTATGGCGTGGTTGAATGCATCTATCGGTTTGTTGAGCAGGTTGCCGTTCTTGTCTTCTACCCATTTGTAGTTCTGAAGTTCCTTGATTAGGTTGCTGCTTCGTGGGGTTACAAATAGTTTGTGCCGCTTCAGCACGTCAATACCCACTATGACGCTATCTGCGCCCTTCTGCGTGGGTTTCACGTTCCATCCCATACGATGCAGCTCCTCGATGCTTTTGGGTTCAGCAGAGTCAGCAAATACCTCCGTGCGTCTGTCAAGGTTTAGGGACTTCAATACGTTGCTGATGTCGGGGTTGGTCATCCCTGTGCGGTAGATAAGCTCATCCACATAAAGGTTGTCCCCCGACTTGTACACCGCCACAAGGGCGGTTGGGTCGTTGGTGTAACCGAAGTCCATCCCGTGACATAAGAGCGTGGCATCCGTTGGTATCTCTGCCTGCCCGTATTGGAAGATGGTGGCTCTGCTCATCCCACGTTCTCCAAGTCCGTAGATTCTCCAATAGTCGCTATCGGTATCACGCAAGCGTTCTATTTCATTTCGGATGCTGCTATCAAGGAACGGGTTATCAAGGTAGGTGGTCTGATGGAACTCGCAGTCATCACGGGTCACCACCTTATCGTAAATCCAATGGAACGCATCCGAAGGGTTGTAGTCAAGGATTGCCCTGTCTTCAGTTCGCATAATAAGCTGCTGCCAATCTTCAAACGTCAACTCGTTGGCCTCGTTAATATAAAGAAGGTTGCGCTTGCGGCCTCTTATCTTCTGCGGTTGGTCAAGGCTTATGAACTCCACAAGGTTGCCGTTCAGATAATACTCGTGGCTTGACCTGTTGTGGTAAGCCTCGTTGTACAGGTCGTTGGCACGAAGTATCTCAAAGAAGTCCCGCATCACCGAAGCACGAAGCGAAGGAAACGTCTTACGACATATCGTAATTGTCTTGTTGCTTTCTGTTGTGCTATAATAGAAAATCACCCATAGCAGAATGTTGTACGTCTTTCCGCTACGAGTACCGCCCTGCTCAACGACTATCTTCTTGTCGCTGCGCTTTAGGTGGTTATATACTTTATTGGTCTGAATCTTCTCCAAGCACTTCAATTTGAAATAGCTTGCCCGAAGATACGTCTACCTCTTGGCGTTCCACGTACCCACGCTTCTTGCCTTTGGTCTTTAGAAAAAAGATAGTAGCGGTGGAGTTGCCCTCCTTTATCTGCTTGTGCAGTTGGCTCTCTGCAAAGTCAATGGCTACGTCTGATAGTTCTTCGACTGCTGCTTTGTATTCCTTATCCTCCTGCATCCATCGGTAATGCGTTTGCCTTGACAGGTCAACGCTTTTGCAAGCAGACGTAACTACCCCCAACGATTTCTCCAACGCATCAAGCATTGCCTTTTTATGGATGTCACTACTTGTCATTCTTCTCCAATGATTTAAAAAATACTTTATCTGAATGTGACTTCAGTTCTTCTTGGCTTTTTCTTAAAGAGTCTAAGTGAGCAGGGTCTAATCTTTTTTTCTCTCGTTCTGTTTTTACCTTACGGATTCTTTTTATCTCACCATCCAAAGGTTCGCACTTCCACATTTGCTCAAGCGAATAGTAAACAACAGAATACCTGTACGATGAATCGTTTTTGTATTGTATGTCCGATACCCCGTGAAGAATATCTTGTCCGTTGAAAATTGTTAAGGTGTTGTCTGCAACCTCAAGAGCAATGTCTAACTCGGGAATTACAAGGTGACCACCAATGATGTCGCTTTTGAATACAACCATATTTGAAAGCACTCCTTTGAAGTTCCCTGCATCATAGTGATATTTTAGCTGATTGTTTTTATTTACTATGCCACTTGTAAATGGAGACGCTCCAATAGTCCAATCATTCATCACACGCTCCTTAACTGTTTCTGTGTGATGTTCGTATTGCTGAGGGAAGTACTCTTTGTAATAGTCAACCAACTCAGTTACAAAATTTGTAATTATGTAATGTTGCTTCGGGTAGTTTTTAGCCATTGCCGTAACCGTACAATAGTCGTGGCGCATTGCAACTCTTGGGGAGTACCCGAATATATTGGATGTTGATTCAAGTCCTCTGCTTCTTTTGCCCGTTGAGTATTTCTGATTTTTCACTGCCCATCGCAAAGCAGAAGTATCGGTTTCTAATTTTTTGTAAAAGACAACAGGCTCGTTATTGACATAAATAATACAGTCCTCTTTGATTGTTGTACTTACGTCAGAAAGCAAGGCAGTTCGTTTTCTGAACTTATCCTTGTCTATTGGCTTGCGGTCAAGGTCTATTCTTTTCATCGGAATCTTATGTGGGCATCTTTTGGTAGTCCCTTTTTAGGTGCGAAATACAATACATTGGGATACTTCTCAACCAAATAATAACAGTCTTTTATTTTTTGCGACATTCTTTGACCAAGTGTTCCATATCCACCGCTTGTATATCTTGCAAACTCGGGGACAACCCAATTATTTACCCATATTGGCTGAGAGTCGGCAAGATGTGCTGCGGTGATGTCGTGGTCATCTATTGTTTGCACGTTCTCGTCAAAGCGTATGTCAGTATTACGCATTGCAAACCAACGGCCTTCAACAAGTCCCTTCTTTTTATTTTTGTTTTTTAGGTAAAATGGATTTCCATTTGAAGCAAAGCCTGCAATATTTGCACCTATTTTTTCAGCGTCAGCAATTAGCTCTAATGTTTTTTCGTATAGTTTTTTTGCTGATATAACATTTTTTGCAATCATTTTGTCAAAGTCGGGGACTTCTTCTGCTTTTGTTTTTGAAGCATACAAATCTGATACTGCCGTTGTTTGAATATAGTCGTCAGAACAAAATATGACCCATTCGCCCTTTGGAACAGAATCTAATACCTTATTGCGCTGCCCCGACAAACCTTTATGATGTTCGGTTACAAAGGCTTCTCCGCGTATTATTTCGGAACTGAACTTTTGCCTTTGCTCTTCGGAGTGAAATACCACAATATGCTCTACGCTTGAATAAAATAATGCAAGGCTTGTTGTTGCCTCGTTATATCTATTATAGTAAAAAGTATATATTTTAGGATTCATACTTCTCAAGAAGCAAAATTATTACCTCTGTATTGCTTTCAACGCCTTCTTCTTTGGCTATTTGCTCAAGTTTGTTAAGCACGTATTCATATTGCTGATTATCAAAGTAGAGGGTAATCTGCTTGACCTTTGAGTTTATGTATCCATCAAGAGCCTCGTCAAGCATATCCTTGTCAAACTCAGGTTCTTTGTCATCGTCAAAATATGCTGATGGAATATCTACACCCCAATTAAACAAATCCTTTACCTCCCACTCGTTGGCAAGCAAGTCCCAATCCCATTCTCCGAAGCCTACGTTGTCCTTAATGATAAACTCAGCCTTCTGCGCATCGGTCAGTTGGTCAGCCACAATAATAGGCACCTCTTTAAGCCCTGCCGCAATACACGCCTTTAAGCGCATATTTCCCCCAAGAACTACCATATTGCCATCTACCACGATTGGCCGCAGCTCAAGCATCTGCGGGAACTCCTGTATGGACTTTACAAGCTTCTTGAACTTGTCATCCTTTATGATTCTTGGATTCTTGGGGTTTGGTATGATTGTACCGATTGTTGCTCTTTGCATAACTAAATAACTCTTTTTGATAAATGGTGGTTGTGAACTTCGTAAAGGTAATCTTTCTTTAGTTTAGTTCCGAAGTCAGCCTCGTGGTGGCAAGACCTGCATAATGCCATAAGGTTCTCGATGGTATCAGCAATTTTGCTTCCACCCATTCCTCTTGGTTCTATGTGGTGGATGTCTACGGCTTTGCCTTGACATACCTCGCAGGGAATGAAGTCAGTTGTGGAGTAGCCCATCCCTTTGAGGTATACCTTTGTGTGGTTCTTCACCGTTGGTAAATCCAACAGTCATCAATGAACGTAGCACGGGGCAGCAGTTCATCAACGGCTTGGATTACTCCCTTCCAATGTTCGTGGTAATCGTCTCCTGCTATGAAGCCTCCCTTCTTTACTTTGGGTAGCCATAGCTTGATGTCCTCCTTTACCGCCTCATAGGTATGGGTTAGGTCTATGAATACCACGTCAAGGGATTCGTTGGCAAACTTCTTTGATGCCGCTTTGGATGTTGCTTTGATTGCCTTGTATTTGCGGTCTCCCATATTCTCTAAGAACAGGTCGTAGATGTCTACCTGCGTTGCGAGCTTGTGGGTGGTGGTTAGTTCGTTAGGTGAGCCTTTCCAAGTGTCAACGATTGTGATTTGTTGGGATGTTGCTTTGTCGCATAGGTATGCCGATGACTTACCGAGCCAAGCACCCAACTCTACAAACGTGCCATCTTCAGGCATATTGGCAAGGAGGTAGTCGTATGCTGCTTGGTGGTTGAACCACCCGTCTATTTGTTTGCTCGTTTTCATTTTAGGGCGTTGTAATAACAAAGGTACTGCTCTACGCAGATAAGTGTTCCTTGCTCGGATGCTGCTTGGGCAAAGATGCCGTCTGCCTCATAGGCCATCTCAAAGCGTAGGTTGGGCAGGTCGTATGGCTTAAACATATAGCAAGCGGTATCTATGTTGCCGACTCTTGGTTGGTCGGTAGGGCGTAGCCTACCTGCTTGCCCCCACGTTACGATTGAGCAGTCAAGTCCGTTTAGGTTGTTCCACTCCTCAAGGAACTTTGGGTGCAAGATGTTGTCATCATCCAAGAAGTACACCCAATCTTCTTTAGTAAAGGAGTCAGCATACAATTCAAGGAACTCATTGCGTAGGGGATTTCCCATATCCCCTGTGCGTGTAGAGTAGTGGGTTATGTTTGCGCCTGTTGCTCCCTTGAAGTCGCAATTTGCGTCTATCATCACCACCCACGTTGCGTACGCAGGGATATGTTGTTTTAGCCTCACGAGGTTATGAGGGCGTGAGCAGGGCGTGACTATGTAAAGCATCGCAGTTCGTTTATTTTGTCCATCGTGAAGTCCTGCACAAACTCGTATAACGATTCCGTTAGGTCAGCGACTTGGTTGGGGTTTTCCTTTAGCCTCTTGATTGCTCCTGCCCATTCGCTCGGGTGCTTGATGGCAATGCAATTATCCTTCGTGATATAAGGTGAATAGGGTTGTGTGTTGCTCACTATCAGAGCGCACTTGCTGAACCCTGCCTCAAGCATCTTTAGGTGCGACTTGCACTTGGCAAACTCCGATGTCGTAAGCGGTACGAGGCTTACATCAAAGAACTCATAGAGCTTGTGGTAGTGTGTTGGTGGCATCGTGGGCAGCCTATGGCTTGCCTTCATAATATCGGGGTAGCCATCTACCTCTGCCACATACCCTTGATAGCCCTCAAGGTTGATTGTGGATTCCTTTACGTCTAATGCGTGGTGGTTGCCGCCTATATACCCGAAGCGCACTTCTTCGCTTGGCTTTCTCTCTACCTGCCACGTTGCTACGCTGATGGCGTTGGGGATGATTCGGATGTTGGTGTTGTACTTCTTGACCTTTGAGGCAAGGTGCTTGTTCGTTACCCATACCTCATCTGCTGCTTTCATAGAGCGCACGATGCGCTCCCTCATCTGCTCCGAGTAAATCCCAAGCAAAGGATGCGTAGGGGGTAGAACCCACCAATCATCATTGTCAACGATTAGCTTGATGCCTTCCTTACGGCAGAGCTTTACAAAGTCCTCAAACGGTTCAACAGGGAATGTCCGTGAAGAATAAATGTGCGTGACTTTAGGCCATATCTCGGGGTCAATGTCCGTAATTTTCTCAATGAAAAAAACATCTACTCCCTTGTGGCATATCAAGGGGGCAAATGTCCTGTGGTGTGATACTCCCGAGTTCTGCTTGTGGAACGCGAGAACAAATGGTCTAATCATACGCTCGCCTCTTGGTCTTTGAACCATTGCGCCATCGCTTTGCGGTCTAAATACTTTACCCACATCCGAGCAGCTACGGCTCTGCGTTGGGGCTTGAAAGGGTAGGTGCTACGGAGCTGCGCCATCGCTATCCGCATAAATTGGTCTTGCATTTCTCGTTGGTGTTAAAGGTTTCTTTTAGTTGCTCGTATGTTGATTGTGAGGCTTCACCCCAATACATTTCGCACTTGCCGTTCTTGATAGGTACGCCAACAAAGAATGATTGGTACATTCCCGTTAAGGCAGTATAGCGGTAGCAGGTTTCTTTTAGTGGGCAGCCCTCCCCTGTGCATTTAGTGATGTCGGTCATAACGTGCCAACTATGGTGTACGAATCCAAGTCCTCACCCAAGATAAAGAACTGCTTGTACAATTCTATTGCCTCCATAGTCTTGCGCTCCCCCTCTGCCACAAACTCGGGGCTAACTCCATAGATGCCTATGTCCAAACTTCCTTTGTCAATAGCGATAAAAAAGAACTTGTCAATCGGCACTCCGAACAATCGGGTGTAAATGAACGCTTGAACATTATAGCCATATTTTTGAGCTGAAAATGGGAAGGCGCGCAAATCTTGAGTACTTTTGATGTCTGCGAGAAAACCATCAGCGTAGATGTCAGCCTTCGCCCTAAAGGGCAAGCCACCAATCATACCAATTTTTGGTACTTCAAACTCGCAGCCTGTGATAAGCCCAAGCACGTTCTCGTTGCGCAGGAGCGCGTCAGAGATACGTTGCGCCTCGTTGTACTCTTTACGAGTGCAGAGGTTACGCTTGCCCTTTGCATCCTGCCACGCCTTTGCATTCTTGTTTTGCACCTCAATCACCTCGTAGTCCGCTACCTTGTGAGGCTCTAAAGTCATAAGGTGAACGAGCCTGCCTACCGCAAACGCATCGGAGTCCTCGCTGCCATATTTTGTAACGTAGTGATACGTCTTGGGTGAGGTCAGTAGCAGCTTACAAGCAGAGGAGGACAGGGCGTTCTTGCCGAGTACCCCGTAGTAAAAGTCATCATCGTGCATCTTCTCAAGGACTGTCTCCATATCCCAAGTGCTGCCGTCAAGTAGTTCTATAATTTTCATTTTGTTTCTGTTTTGAATGTTGCTTCGTACCATTGCTCAAAGGGAACACGAAGCAGGGCATCGTGGTAGGCAAAGCGCAAGTGTAGCTGCTCAATGGTCTCTATGTCTTTGAGGATTGATTCGGATATGTCTGCCGACTTCAGTTGTCGGAGTAGTTGGGAGATAGTTTCGTATTTCATTTGATTGGTTTTATTTTTCAGCAAATTTTTTAATCATATATTCTTCGTACTTATTGCAATAGTATTTCATTGCATCATAAAAGTCTTCGCTCATGGGGAAGTCTATCATAAATTCTTCAACCGCATCAGCGCCTTGCCTAAACCCATCAAAGTGAATTAGCACCGCAAGGTGGTTTGGGTCGTACCCGTGTGAGAATAGGTGCGCAGGCTCTATGTATATTATTTCTTGTTTCATTCTTCTGATGCTACTTGAGTTGCCCAATTCATCCACTTGATGTAGATGTCATCGGCAAGGTTTGGTATATCCCTGTAAATGGATGTGGTAGGGTATGCGGTGGTATTGGTATATCCATCCTCGTTGTATGACTCCTCTATGTATGTGATTTGCATCTCGTACTCGTAGAAGTCAGCAACGTGGGCAAAGCCGAGCCACTTGGCAAGAATCTCATCGGAGTTCTTGTCATCGGGGTTGTAGTCCTCAAGGGCATCCCAATAAGACTGCGGTAACAGGTCGGCATCTTCAAGCCAAAACTTTAGGTCGTTGTATGTGAATATCATCTTACAGGTTAATTAGAAATTCAACAAAGGCAAGGCTACCGATAAGGCAGAAGATAATTGCAACAGAGGCGATTGTCTTGGCGAGGCAAACTTTTAAATTATGCATTTTCGTTGATTGTTTCGTTAAGAAGTTTCTCAAGGTCTAAATTTTCATTTGCGTATTCATATAAGGATACGTATGCAAGTTGAGCAAGGCTCGTTATCGGACCAAGTTCCATCTTGTCCCACTCGTTGCACTGAGCAAGCTCTTTGCAAATATCCCAACAAACGTTGTAGTAAATAACATCGTTGTCAATGTCATTCTGAAGCTGCTCGCAAAGCTCTCCGTAGTCGGGAGTATTGCCGTTAGCCCATTCGGTGACGATATATTCCTTTAAGGATTCCTTTTGCTCTTCGAGCCATTTGTATTTATTAAACATTTTGATTGGTTTTATTTAATTGATTGGTTATTAACTATACCCAAAAATAAATAAAAAGTTTTAAACAACCAAATAAAAAAAATAAAAAAAAGAGGACTATTTGCCCTCCTTAATTATTGGCGTAGTGCAAGAACAAATCTATGTGATTGTAAAGTTGTTCCTTGTCAACTATTCCTTCCTTGCCGTAGTAAACATAGACATAGGGTGCAAACTCTTGCTTGTAGCGCTCGTTTTTGGCGCGATGCGCCTCCTTTGCTCGCAGTTGATATGGGCTGCCCATAGCCTTGTATGACTCGGGCTTTATCTGCAACCCAAGCATAAGGGTTTTGTTGTAAAACATCTCCGCATCAATGCAGTAGTCGTGGTCAATGTTAAAGGTGGTCTTCTTGAAGTGCGCATCGGGGAACGCTGCGTTCAGCTCCTTTACCACGATTAGCTCCTTTTGGTACCCGTTCCAAGTCTGACCGATTACACGATGCCAAATGTATTTCTTAATATGTTGCTCCTCAACATTCGGGAGCTTGCTCTTTAGCTCTTCAAATACAACGGTCAAACCTGCGAAGCCTTGCACCTCCTTGTAGTATTCCTGCCACCCTTCCTGTGTGTTTAGGGTGGTGCTTTCATAATAATCAGAGATTAACCGCATACACTCACCGACATACACCTTGCCAAAGAATTGATTTATCTGTGAGTTCTTGTTTAGCTCACTAAATAAAGTGTTGGGTATGTCAATAATGTAAAACACTAATAGGCGTTGTAAAGGGTCTCAAGCTCCTGCAACCTACCTCTCAAGCAAGAGCCGCAGTTAGTTGGCTTTACCGAATCCTTAAAGACTCGGTTGTAGATTCTATTCACCTCCGTCTGCTCAATAGCGGTCACGGTGTTCCTGCCTCGCATTTTGCCCACAAACTCGTATTCTTCTTTGGTCAAGCATTCAGGCTTCCTGTACCTAAATAGCTTGTTCAGTTTCTCCTTACGGGCATCGCAACCGCAGTCAACGCCTGTGGCTTCGCTGAACCAATCTACCGCAGCCTTGATGCCTGTGGCAGTTGTGATTTGCTCAATGGTATCACCCAATCCGCTTGGCTTCTTTATACGCTTGGTAGGTGTCTTGGCAATCTTCTTGGATTCGCTCTCTTGCATTTTTTAGTGTGTTGAATATGGAACGTGCTGAAATCTTGGTCTCATCCGCTAAAGTACGGATGCTCATATCGGTGTTGTGGTATAGTGCAAATATCTTTTTATCGTACCAATGCCAATCGGTTTGAGTTGACCACACCCTGTCGTAGAGTTGTATGAGCTGCACCTCTGCATCTTCGTTGGCCTCCTCGTAGACAAACTCCTCAAGGATGTCCACATCTACAAATTCAAATCTTGCCCGTTGGCGCATCAGGGTGGCATACATATTTCGCAGCGTAACGTACACAAAGAAGGTATTGACCTCCGTCTCGTTGTACATTATTTTCTCGGCATCATCAACGTATTTGTACAACCTAACGTACATTTCCTGCACAAGCTCTTGGGCAAGGTCATCGCTTGCGCCAAAGCTCTTGCACATCCGAATCCAATCGGTCTGCCTCTTTGCTAATACTGCGAGGAGTCCCAAGTGATTTCTACAATTACAACAAACAGAGCAAATTGCACCGTGTGCATCACAATATCTTCTTCAAGGTAGTCGGTCTTTGACCAATTAGCCCCTACGATAAGCCCATAGATGGGGTAAAGTCCTACGTTAAAATTCATCAAATGTGCGTTTAAGAGTTAGATACAATTCCTTGTATTTAGATAACTCCGCAACGACTTCATTGAGTTTATTTAATTCCTGCTCCATCGCCTCAAAGTCGGGCTTGTCAATGCAGGCCATCGGGTTCTCCTCAAGAACGCAGCAAGCCACCTTGTAGTAGTGCTGATAGTCCCCGTAGATAAGGCGGTCTTTATGCATCCTTACGGCATAGGCTACCGAGCTATGGTCTTTGTCTATTGCCTCGCCTAACTCGTGGAGCGTGGCGTGGTTTCTAAATGCTGATACGAATGCTGCTCTCGCGGTGGATTCTTTATGCGCACGGCTTCCGTTGTCTTGGAACCCAAGACGGGCGAAGTATTGCTCTTTACTTACTTTTAATTGGCGTAGTTCAAATGGTCTCATTTGCATTTGCAGTGTTTAGCTCTGCCCTCTTGGTGATTGGTTATTACTTTGGTTATAGGCATAGTGAAGTGCTTGTGGTCTTTCAGTCTTTTGAACTTCATCTCACTCGCCCACTCCACTAAATTGTCATCTTTGTCTTGGATAATGGTGTAGTCCACCACGAGGTAGTCCACTCCATCTACTGCAAAGCATTCGTACTTCTGAAAGGGGGAGAATATCTGCCTCATAGATTGTCCTCTATTATCCCTTGCAGGCGTTGTATCTCGTAAATCATCTGCTCGCTATCAACTCGCAGCTTGGAGTTGGCCAAGTACATCTCGTTCATCTTGCCTTCGGTGAATTGGCGGTAGTCAATAAACTGCTGCAAAAGGAGGTCTGCATAGTGGCAAGACATAACGTGGTGCAGTAGGTCATCCTGTACTTCTCTGCCGTTTGCTTTGTCTGCTGCTTGCTTGGCAAGCCACATCGCAGTACCTGCAAGCATCAACTGCTTCTCCCTTATGTAAAGGTCGTGGGAGTCATCAGAAGGGTACATCGCTCGCAGGGGTTTCATCTGTTTTTATCGGCAGCAAGTTACGCCCGTTTATCACAAAGCCAACATTTCCCAACACGCTCTGCAAAACAAGCGGAGTTTCAAGGGGCGTGATGCGCCCTCCCGATTCCATCTCTTTGACTTTGCGTACGTGTATGTGCGTGTATATCCAATCGGTCTCGTGAGCTGCGAATCGGTGAATTACAATTACGCAGTCGCTGCGGTTGCCCCACTTGCCCCCTCCTTCAATGTCTGATGTGTTTGGGGGCATAGCCATCCCCTCGTATTTGTGGCCTTTGTAGAATGTCTTACGCATTGCCTCCGTTACGGGGTGAGCGTTTACGATTGTCGTGACGTTGTTCTGATGGGCAAACACCCGAAGCGCAGAGGCTACCTCGTAGTGATATTCGTGCATCCCTGTCTTACCTAATTTCTTTTGGTCGGTTGATAAGGAGTTGTAGGGGTCTATTAAAGCACCTGTGTAGTTCCATTCGTTCTTAATTGAGTTCATTATCTCAAGAAGTTCAAATGCGGTGAATAGCCTGTTGCCGTCTATAAATTGAAAGTACTCGTTGATAAAGTCCAACTTGCGGAACATCATACCTTCATCAATTCCCTGTATGGGTTTGCATACCAAGAACTCAATCAGCTTGCGCTTGAGGCTCGGTACTTCGTTCTCTGCGGAGTAGATAAGCCACTTCTTGCCGAAGTTATAAGACTGCAAAAGCATAAGATAAAGCAGGGTGTGGGTCTTGCCTACGTTAGCGTGGCCAACTACGACTACAAACTCACCTTCTTTGAGGCGCAGGTATTGGTCTACTTCATAGACACCGAGCTTACCTGTGTCGTAGTACTTGCCTTTGAGGGCGCGTTGAAGATATGGTAACGAAGATTCGTTTGAAAGAAGGTCGGGATGTATCATTATTTCTGATTGGTACGGCTAAAATAAACAAAAATTTTAATAAAGCAAAAAAAAACCTCCCCGAAGGGAGGCTTTACGCAACGGCCTATTT